ATCAGCGCAAGCGCGATGCCATCAACAATTTCTTCAACATCAACGAGCGCACCCCTGAAAAGGAGCAGATACTACGTGAGGGATTAGTAAACCCGTAGCAGATAATTGAACGTAAAGAAAACGTAAGAAAGTATGGATAATTTCTTTAAATTCTGGGGACGGAGAGAGACACCACAAGCCACAAGTGCTTTGGTGCCAAAGACCACAGACCCAAACGATGAAAGCAATCAGCAGCCCAAGGGAGCCAATTGGGAGAGCAACGTGGTACGCCCATACGGGCGACAGTCTCTGCTGATCCCCGCCTGGTTCCGTGGCGTGAGTCTCATCATGCAGACGATGGGCCAGATGGTGGTGCAGTACCAGCGCATGAATGGCGAGGGCGGCAACTTCATCGAAGATCGCTATGGTAAGAATGGCTATCTGAATTGGTTGCTGCAACGTCGGCCCAATCCACTCATGACAGCAAGCCAGATGCAAGAACAGATAGAGTTCCGTAAGATCTACTACGGAAACGCCTACGTTTACATTGAGCGAGGATCTGACGGCTACCCCGTCAATCTGTGGCTCTGTACTGGTGGCTCTTACGACTGTCTGACAGATACCTACACCATCACCTACAACGATATGCGAGGCCCAGGGCACATCCGTACCGTAAGAGCCGACGAGATACTTCACTTCAAGAACGTATTCATGACGGACGATTACTATATGGGACTGCCCACGCTCGACTACGCATTCAAGGCCCTGACGATGGCTGCAACGGCAGACGAACAAGCCCTGCAAGACTTGGCAAAGGGTGGCCGACATAAGATTCTGATCCAAGAACAGAAGCAGCCATCTATGGGTACGCAGCGCGTAAACCCGAAAGAACTGCGCAAAACAGCCAAGAAGTTTGGCGAAGATTGGCAGGCTAACGATGCCGTAATTCTCGACAACGTAGCCGACGCGAAGATCATCAGCCAGACGGCCCAACAGCTACAACTCTTAGAGCAGCGCAGCTTCGAGCTGGGCGACTTGGCCAGAATCTTAGGAGTGCCCAGGATCCTCATGATGGAAGATGCAGGCTCGAACTACAAGATGCCTGAACACGCCACCCAGGAGTTTATGCTTCGCACCATTCAGCCCCGCATCAGGGAGCATGAAGATGAGCTTAACAGTAAACTGTTGAACGCCTTCGACTTTGGCAAGCGTAGAATACACGTTTGCGAACTCCCGCTTCGCAGACTCGACGCAAAGCAGCAGGCAGAGCTCGACAAGATGCACCTCGAAGCTGGCTGGAGCGTGAACGAGCTCAGGGCGCAGTACGATCTGCCCAATATTCCCGATGGCGATGCCCACTACGTATCTACCAACTTGGCAGAGGTGGGCAGCGACAAACTAAGAAGCAACGGAGGTGGCGCACCATCAGCAGCAACAGAGCCAGCAGATCCTGAGCCAAAGGAGTAAACCCGTAGCGAATAGTTATCCACATATAGAAACTTAATTCAAGAAAGAATATGAATGAAAAGAAGCTCGAAATCAGAACCGTGGAGTGCCGAATGGCCTTCAGAGAAGCTGAAGGGGAAGCCAAGAATGGCAGTCTTGGAACCATCACAGGCACGGCCATCGTATTCAATGCTGAAAGCAGAGTCATCGACGAATACGGAGAGACATTCCGCGAGGTGATTCTACCTGAGGCTGTATCTATGGAGTTCCTGAACAGTCAGGACATTAAGCTCAATATGCTTCACAAGCGTGATTCTACTTTCGGACGCTGTATCAACGGCAAGGATGGTAACATGACCATCACCCGCGACGATAAGGGCGTGTACTTTGAGGTTGAAGTTCCTGATTGCGATCTGGGCATTCGCGCCCGTGAGCTCGTAAAGGCAGGTGTTCTTACTGGTTGCTCTTTCGAGTTCTATCCCAAGGACTACGATGTGACAGAGCGCGAGGTGAACGGTGTGAAGGAGATCACTCTCACCCATCGCTCTTTCGAGAGCATTGGAGCCTTCACCTTGGCTATGGATCCCGCATATATGCAGACAGAATGTAGTGTGCGCGAGATGCACAAGCTGACACCTGAGTACAAGCGCGAACAGCAGCAGGCAGAGCAGGCAAAGCGCGAGGCCGAAACCAAGGCACTCGAAGCAGCAGCAGAACGCGCCCGTCAGCTTCAGATGATGAGATTATTCAAATAATTCACTATAGTATTAACTTAAATTTCAAAGCGTTATGACTAAGAAAACAAAGAGCGAGCTCCAGGCTCGTTATCGTGAGATTCAGGATCGCATGGGCGAACTGAACGTAACCGCTGCACAGGGTAAGCGCGAGCTGACCGCTGATGAGCTGGTAGAATGGAATGCTCTGGGACGCGAGGCTGATCTGATCAACCGCGAGATTCAGGGTATGATGACCGACGAAGAGCTGGCCAAGCACCGTGAGGTGGTATCTAAGGGCGAGCAGCTCCGTGAGTATCTGAAGGGTGTGCGCCAGGGTAAGGCTGACCGTGAGATTCTGCTGTTTGCTGCCGGTGGCAACACCACAGCCAACATCACAGCCTCAGGTGCCATCAACCTGACTGTTCACGAGATGATCCCCACCCTGCATGAGGGCCTTGGCCTTCCCGCTTCTTTGAAGATCGTCACAGGTGTGACTGGTAACGAGGTATGGCCTGTTTCCATCAACGATGTGGAGATGGAAGAGGTTGATGAGGTTGCAGAGCTCAACGACAAGGTGCTCGACTTCGGTAACATCACTCCGACCCAGCGTCGTGTCGGCCTGACTGTTCCCGTATCGAACATGGCCATCGACAACGCAGCCTTTGACCTTCTGGCCTTCGTACAGGCTAAGTTCACCTTGGCTCTGCGTATCTATCTGGCCAAGAAGATCTACTCTCAGGCACAGTTCACAGGTAACAAGGGCCCATTCGCTGGCCTCGCTTCTTCTGGTACTATCGACCTCGCCTCTGGTGCTTATAAGAGCATCCTGAAGGCTGTGGCTAAGTTCTCAGACAAGGGATTCTTCGAGGGCGACGTAGTTCTCGTGATGGATCGTGAGACTGAGGCTGAGCTGAAGGCTACCCCGAAAATCTCAGGTGCTGCCCAGGGCTTCATCATCGAGAACGGCCTCTGTGCTGGTTATCCTTACGTTTGCACCCACTTCATCAACACCACGCTCGACGGTTCAACCTTCAAGCCGACCGCAAAGAAGTATATCGGTTTCGGTTACTTCGAGTGGTTCGCACTCCAGCAGCATGGCGATGTTCGCATGATCACCGACATCTACACGGGTGCTAAGAAGAACGTGACCCAGATCACTCTGAACACGGCCTGGTCAATGACCGACCTCAGTAAGAAGATCAACGGTGCTAACAACGTTACTCAGGCATTCGCTCTGTACGAGGTTGCTGGCGCAGGCAGCTCTTCTGAGATCTAAGAATCTGACTCTCTCGCACTCTTGCTACTTGGGTGTTAGCAGCGAGGGCCTAAGGAGGTAACAGCCCTGAAGCCCTCGCACCCCAGGGAGCCGGAGGATATAGAAAGTAACAACAACGAAACGAAGCAACAGCATGAGCTTAGCAGTTGACAGCATATTCCTGAAAGCTATCGAGGCCGATCCCGCTATCATGGCAGCCATCGGTAATCGTCGATGGGGCATTGCGGCTCCGATGCCTGAAGAGGACTTTTTATCACGGGTAGCAATCCCTTACATCATCGTGAACTTCGACGGATTCACATCCGAACAGGGCACAAAAGACGACGATCTCGACAGCGGTATGGATAACGTAAACGTCAGCATCACCATAGCAGCACAGACCCCGAACCAATTGGCCAATATCGCCAGCCTCACAAGAAGGGCCGTGCACAGATATCTGGTAGCCCATCAGGGCGAAGATGGTGTACCTTACCAAACCATACCAGGAGGCGGGCGCAAGTTCTACGACGATCTGAAGCCAGCCTATTGCATGGATCTGACTTGGCAATGTGCTGTTGACTTCGATTTGAATCCCCAGGACGATGAAGAAAGCCACAGCCAAATCTAAGCCACAGGCCAATCCTATCATGGAGCAGCTGAAGCAGCAGGGCACAGTTATCCTGAGGGCCAAGACCCGCGAAGAGTTGCTGGCGCAATACGATGATTTGCGGATGGCGGGCGCGAACCCAGCAACAGGAGCCATCGGGCGATCAGCAGAAGATGGATACTATACACTTCGATTAGACAATGTTTAATTAATAAAAATATAAAATTATGAGTACACTAAAAGGTCAGAACTTCCGCATCTATACCTACGACAGTACGTCAGAAAAGTACAAAGTGGTGGGTATGGCCACCAATTGCACGGTGACACTTGGAACCAATACCAGCGACGCGAACACGAAGGATGACGTGGCACTCGCATCAAAGCCTGAGGTTATCAGTAAGAACTGGAGCGTGCAGGTTGACTCTCTCTCTGTGGCCGATATTGCAGCTATGCTGACAGCTATCAAGGCTATGACGAAATTCAAGCTCATGTGGGACGAAGCAAGCACAACCGACAACCAGACAGCTCTGGGCGAGGGGTATGCTCGTACAGGCTTTGCCTACCTGAATGATGTTACCTTCACATTCAACGATCGTGAGAACGCCAGCAAGAGCCTACAGTTTACAGGATCGGGCGAGCTTTCGACTGTTTCTTCTGCTGAGGACGTGAGCGA